CAAATGCCAAACCTACTATACCTAATAGCATTACTGTAAAAAACTCTAAATTCTGTCTGAAAGTAGAATTTTGCATAATTGATAGTCCTTTTTAGAGTTAAAATAAAACATCATATCTTCATACCTTGGATGATATGTATAACGTTCTCCGGGTAAACCAAATACTTCTACAACATCAGCACATGTTTCGTTCCACCAATTATTATCTTGGTTGTGCCAAGGAATTCTAATTTCCCATTGGGTGTTAGTTGTTTCCATTTTTATAGTTGCCCTTGCTAGGAATAACGTGGCGAATACCGCCTCTTGGATCCTCCATATCTCCTGTACGCCTGGGAATCATATGTACGTGCGGATACATTACTGTTTGACCAGCAGCCTCGCCGACATTTTGCCCAACATTAAACCCTTGCCATTTTTCTGATTCAACTCCGTCGAATCCAAATTTGTATGCGGCCTTGTAGCATTCCCATAGGCTAACACTTTGGAGAGTGGTAGGCACAAATAACAAATGCCCTTCGGTAACGGGAAAGGCATCTCTAAAGACCCAAAAGTCTTTTGTTCTGTATTCGATTTCTGTCCAGGGTACTGTTTTCTCATCAAGCGCCTTTGTTAAGTCGTTCTGCACGTTCTGCCTCTTTTAATTCATCTTTCAAATAATCGATATAATCTAATAGCATGGTAATTTTACGTTCGTTGCCTATTTCGGCTCTCATGCTATCGATATCGGTATTCACCATATCGATTTTTTCTTTAAGTTCTTTTGCAGTTAAACTCATTTCTTTAACCTACTAGCAATAGTACCACCAAACAAGCAGTTAAATGCCAACCAAGTTTGCCACGTAAATGGAATGTTTAATACTGGAAATAAAGTATTCAAACTCCAAATACCTACTATTGGTCCGAATATAACTGCAATTAAAATTAATGCAATACCAAAAATAAGTTTAACTATACTTCCTGTTAACGACGCCATTTCCAATACTCCTCCCAAGGATAAACTAACCAACAATCTTCTTCTGCTTTATTAACTTCCCATACATGATAGTCGGATTCACTCTTACTAGAAAAGTTATCTGTTAATACAGCAAAGCGAACAGTTTTATGCCATATATCGTTATCCCAACGTATAGCACTAGGCAATGACATTTCACGCCAATCTTTTTTAATCCACTCTATAGTACTGCCTTGATCATTAATATCATCTACAACAAGGATATTCTTACCTTCGTAAGCATCGTCTGCCATGCCTGCATTACTAACAGTAGTTCCTCCATCACGCAAACTAACATCTAAAGTTTGCATAGGTATATCCATATAGTGACTTAATAGAGTGGCTGGGATTAATCCACCACGGCCAATACCTACAATATAATCAGGTTGCCAGCTATCTTGTCTAATTTGTCTAGCAAGATCTAAACAAGCACCTTCAATGTCTGCCCAACTGTAATATAGCTTTTTCATGCAGTCAAACCTGAGGCCAACGTTTGTAATTCTTCCTTGTCCATAAAGAAATTATAGGTACAAGAATCGACTATCTCGCCGTCTTTCAAATGCTGTTGTTCTAAATCAAGAGCAAATAACCCTTTAGGACTTAGTACTTGGTGTTTTTTTAACACAAGGCGAAATCCTTCTTGTTCTTTGATAACTATTTCTTTGTAGGTATCTTTAATTGATTCGTGTAATTGTTCAACTTGCATCATCATCTCCTTTTATTGCTTCAAATGTTCTATATTTGCCCAAAGCATTTATGTACGCATCGTACAGTTCTTTGAGCTTTGGGTGTTTATGTTCTAGTATAACATCTCTTTCTGGAATATTCAAGACTTTTTCAATCGTTTCCAACCGTTCTTCCAAGTCTCGCCCATTGATAACCATCCGACCTTTAACATCTAATTGAGGAGGGTCACCTTGATTGATAACCATTACCGCGTCATAAGGATTGGCAACACTAGTACCAGTAGTCCAAACAGTGTTGGTTCCAGTTGATGTTATGTAACCACCATTTGGAACAGTAGTAGTCGGAACAGGAAAAGCGTGATTAGCTGTTGATACGTTAATTGGTGTTGGGAAGTATGCCATTCTTTCTATCACTTAAATATTTTTCGAAGTGGATCCATTTATTTTCTACAATAAATCCCCACTCACGTTGACGCTTACCCACAAAGAACAATGTCCAAGGAGTAACGCCTTCTTTTAATTCAATACGATGAAAAGTATGCGTGTTACCAAAGCGGAAACTACCCGGACCGCGCCATACTCTTACTTCACAACTTTTTGTACCGTCTGGATTAAACTGAGCGATCCACTCATAGTAGCCGCCAGCAAGAATAATAGTAAAATAGTTCCAAGGATGATCGTGTACATCATCTGGATCTGACTTTAAGAATTTGTGTAAAAATACGTTGTATGGGAATGTTACACGTTCTTTGAACAGAACATAGTAACGCTCTAAGTATGGTTCGTTTTCTGTACGATCCATAATAATACGTTTACGGTCGTGACGTTCTAGCCAATTAAGGCTTAGGTCTTTTATCTTCTGGAGTATCATAATGGTCTACTACTAATTTATAAGTTGTTTGGAACTTTTCAAATGCTATTTTTAATCCGGGATATTCTTCACACATCTTTTTTACTTTGTCCCAGTCTGGAAATGCGTTGACAAAATCTACTGGAAATGATTGAGTCCAGTCGTATCCAGTACCGGCACCATTAAGCGTAACAGTTGCTCCAGAACCAATAGTGCCGATAGATATCGTACCGCTATTACTAAGACCTGCGCCAGTATAATAGTAACTAGTTCCAGTGGTGTTACTAATAGTAACATTACCCATTCCTCCAGCAGCCGCACTGATATTGGCCATAGTACTAGTATCAATTTTTATGATATCTTGGGCTATAAACCCAGCACCAGCACTATCACTTGACCATTCGTAAGAGACTGGTTGCACTGAAGAAATTGTCATATAAGTCCTTTGTTTGTTTGCGTATGGAAGGTATTCTTGTAGAATAGTTATCCATATGCTCTATTATTGTACGACATAAATCTGGCCTATAAACGGTATAAGTATCATAGTCATTAGTCCATACACTAGGATATTTAAAAGTATCATAGTACATTTCTGTATAACTCAATCGATCTGGAACCATAGGAATGGCATCAACTACCGCACCTTCATAGCAACTAATGCCTAGTGTTTCTTGTAAGTTAGCACTAAACACTATCTTTGCTTCGCCTAACAAGTTATGATATTCATTTTTTGTTAACTGTTGATCCTGACATACTACAAATTCATATTGTGGTAAATGTTTAGCCAAGTCTCGAAAAATCTCAACTTGCTTCTCGGGCGCGATGCGATGCGGAAAAAGAATTAGGTCACGCTTGGGCATGTTCTTATACATGGTTAATGTATCGTCCATATATTCCATAGGCCAGCCTGTGCGTACAACTTTCTTAGTTTCGTTAGCTTCTGGAACATAACCACCTTTGCCTAGTAAATTCTTACCAAACATTTCAATATGGAATGTTGTTGCAAAGTAGTTGTGATCAAACGCATGATAGAAACTCTTCTCAGCGTGTCTGACCCACGGTTTATCTCCAACTAAGCGTCCGAGAAAGTCTTGAGGATCATAACTACCGGCATGCCATAGACCATGAGTGACTACTGGAATGTTCAATAGTTCACTCATATATTTTAAGTTTATGATGCCAGGATGCCACGCATCAGTAAAAATGAAGTGATCGCCAGGCTGTACTGATCCGGAGCAAAATAAACGCCCCATTTGTTCCACTTGGCTAGACTTATAGATATTGGTGCCGCCAAAATTAAGAAAAGCACCAGGAGTAGTGGCTGAAGGAATATCCGTAGGCCCAGATAGAATTTGAACATTATGTCCTGCCTTTCGTAAGAGATTAGGTACATGGCGTTTCCATTCGCCAGTGTACCTTGTCTCAACTGCTTCTAGATCAATTAGAAATACGTTCATTGTAAGGACGTGGATTCTTGCCTAAGTAAGGCTTACGTTCACCTGTAAAAGGCTTTTTAGGACGGCGTGTCTTATCAAAGTTACGCCACTGCCAACTTTCTCTGTTGTAGAGGTGAGCTTCGTTAAACTCACAAAGTTCTAAACGACACCAATCATGGAATGCCTCTAGATCATCAAACAATTTAACAATGTCCGGACGAGTTTCGAAGTAATTAATGTCCTTGTAGTTTTTAGCCATTATAGCTTTCCTTAATATTTAATAAATGAACCATTTTCTCCATCTTCGGAGACCTCAATCCAGATCTCACGATCTGGATACCTGCTGGAGATAGCGTCATATAAATCATCTGACATCATCTCGCAACTCTTGAAATCTAGTTGTAATACTCCACCTTTGTAGAGATTTTCCAACCAGCGTTTAAATTGAATGAATTCGATGTCACGGTCGTTGTGTGTAACACCAATCCAAACTTTAAAATGGAATATATGTCGATGCGGATAGCCTAAAAAACTAACATCATATTCGTCATCTGTCTTAAGTGCAGGATCTGTTAATGCCGCTGGATATTTGTGCATACCTTCTTTTTGGAAGGTAACCCAGATCATTTTATTTGGTCTAACGTCTTGTCTGATAATCATGTTGGAGTATCTTGTGTATATTGATCCCAGTAAGTATATTTGTCTTTACTCATTAGATCATGTAGTTGATGAGTCCACACACCTGGATTAGTCTTACCCCAAGTAAGATCATCTAGTTTAAGTGTGGCGTTATAGTTGAATTGATTAACATAAGGTAATTTTACACTAATCATAGGAACAAATCTAGGATATTCGGAATATCCTGATTCGATGACACCTTCGGTATGCTTGACATCAAAGTCTAAAGTTACCCAGTAGTCATTCTTTAAACATGGAATAATAACATCATCCCATGGCTTATATTCTTCATGGCTAATTGAATTAGGATTAAAACTCTGGCTAGTACCAAAGTAGATATGCTTAATACGTTTAGACTCGTCTAAATATGCTTGACTATCGTTGGCAATACGCAAGATATCTTCAACAGGTGGTGTACCTACAACAAACAATGTAAACATACCATGACAAATAGTATGCTCTACTTCATATCCTGTAAAGTAGACAATATTTTGTCTTTCTTCTGTGTTTAATCCCATTTAATATAACCTCTGCTGTAACCCTTCGGACGATTAGCGCCATCCGCAAACGCTTGTTGCCATTCTGTTGTACGATTGTAGCACTTTGTCCAAAAAGAATCAACCTCTAAATAACCTTTTTCAATCCAATATTTTGCCATGTGCATACAATCAATAAATTGAGGATTGCGTGGACTTGGTTTAATAGTAGTAACAGCTTTCCAAAGTTGAGTCTGTGCTTCTTGTTTATTAACAGCCTTACCAACTCCGTCGATGATTAATGCATTGTTATTTAGGTTAATCTGTGTACCTAGTTCATAATTTCCACTAAGATCAACAACTACATCATAATGTTCAGTTGTACTTGGTAACAGTCGATTTCCCCAAAGCTCTTTATTACTATGTCCAAGTACATCTACATGATAGATATAACCGTTTAGTCTCATAGTGTGATACGCTACCCAGGCAAGAAAACCACTGCCAATAATCAACATGCGTGTATTATCATCTTGCCCTTGTCTCTTTTCAATTTGATCTTTAGATTGATTGATAAGATTAATACCGCAAGCGACTGGTTCTAAGATATAACGAGGGTGTGCTTCGGGAATTTTTACATATTCTCCTTTGCGTACTGTATATTGATCAGCATAAGCAGGCTCGCCGCGTGTAGCAACATAGTCTCCAGTTTTAACATCGGTGCAATTAGCACCTACTGTCATAACTTGACCAATGCCTTCGTGTCCTTGCATGTGCAATGGCAATGGGCCGAACTCGCCCATCATCATGTCGATGTCACTACGGCATACGCCAGTCATTACAGCTCGGACATAGATGTTATCTTGATCCCATGCAGGAATTTCGTATTCAACTTCTTCGAAGTATCCTTGTCCTTTGGTCTGTAGACATTTTACCTTCATAGTGTTTCTATTTGTTGATGGATCCAAAGATCCTGTGTTAATTGTTTATTCCAAAAAATTGCTTCGTGATGTCCTAATATAGCATCATTGATCATAGTCTGATATGCTTCTTCTGGACAAAGACCTAATTCTATACGAACTTGACTGTCATCTGGCATAGTAAAGATAATAGCACGATCATCTTCGTTTAATGTTCGCCAGTTAGCATCTAATGTCCATGTCCGATTGTTACATACATATTCTAAACGGCAACTATCATCTACATCGTAGACTCCGTTTACATTTACAGTACCATAATCTGTATTAGATACATCCTCTAATAACCAGTTTTGCATTGCAATACTTGTTATTTGGCGAGATGTTTTGTAATAAGGTTCTAACACCATAAACAAACTTAATAAGTGTGGCATTAAATCTCTACTAACTCCACCAAATGCTAGTTTCTTTGTAGTAAACCAAGTACCGGGATTAGGTACACGATCTTTATTATGCCAACGTATCTCTACGCTTTTAGATTCTTGTGTTAATTTAACTAGATCTTTAATGTTACTACGCCATTGGTTGTTCTTAACCATCATAAATCGTGTGTAAGGAAACGTCTTAACCAGTGTTTCCCAGATATTGCTAGTGCTGACGCCGGGCTTTTCAATAAAAATCATACTGGAACACTTGGCAACCTTAGTAGCAATATCGAAATGTGTAAAATTAGGAGTACAAATATGCACAGTATCGAACATATGGCATGCTACAATAGCCGCATCCACACTTTGAAAATCTGCACCTTTAGCAGGATCGCTATCTACTGTAATAACTCCATGTCCAAGGTTCTGTAATACTGTGGCATATAAATTACCAATGCCCATTCCGACAATAAGACTAGTTTTCATCTGGCACCTTTTTCTTTTCTTCCCAATACTTGATCATACGACTAACATCTTCCATACGTTCTTGTACAACATCGGGAGCCGCACGTTCTAATTCTTTTAAATTATGATAGCTAGGATAATGACGCAAGCACCAACGAGCTTGTTCACGTATTTCTTTTGGAATACGTGGAGTTTTTTGAGGATTAATCAGAGCTTCTAAAAACTCCTCAGTTCGTTGGATACTTCTAAATCTTTCGTCAGGTAATGTCATGTACACTGGCCTCGAGTTCGTCAAGTTTGTCACTAGCTTCTTCAGAAAATTCTTCTGCATCATCTGATTGTACACTCTTTGTATCCACTTCTTCAAACAATTCGAAGTATTTTGTTGTTGGATTGACTGTTCTCTTACCAGTATAGCCACGTGTTCCGGGAATAGCCATCCAAAAACGACTAAACTCTTCTACAATTGAATCAGCTGTTCCACGATCACTAGTAGCAAATATAGCTTCAATGATATCTTTGGCATATAGTCTATCAAATCGTTCCTGTACTAACATTGTTGGACATAATCCAGCATCATATTGACGATTGGCTTCCTGTACAGCATTGATATGCATCCAAACATTATGGCCCATCATGATAGCATAGGTAAAACTATCCCAACTAGTCTTGCCTACTTTTCCAATTTTGTTAACGTCATTTGGTCCGTATATGCAAATTTCATTTACTTTAACACCATCCATTAATGGACTAGTTGTAAATGATTGGAAATGTCCGTCTTGTACAACAACATCTTGGAATAAACGATTATCATTTTTATATTTCTTATCGTCTAAACTAGGCAACATACGATACAGCCATTTTTCTCTATCTGTAATTTCTGTTTGTACATAAATCTGTCCATTAGCAGTTGCTAAAAACGGACTTGCACAGTCAAAACTAATAGTAAAGTCGCTGTTATGATACTTACGAACTGCACGTTGTATATCTGTTAAGATTAACGCCCATTCAAGTTTACTAGTTCCTAAGAAGTGCATCCAATCTTGTTCACCTTTCTCAAGCAATCCATCAAACCTTAACGCCACTAGACGCTTTAGAGTCAAGTGAATATCGCACATGTTTTGTCCGCCCATACCCCAGCCATTAAAATGGCGACCAGGATATTGTTTTGGATCACAATATTTTTTCATGTGCTGATACCAACCTTCTGCATCAGTATGATTTTCACCTTGAAGCACATTTAAGAATTTGCAATTGCCATTACGGTTATTAATAAAGTAATCATTATTAATAAATGTTGCTTGAACTGCTTCTGCGTATGTACTAATACCTGTAGCTTTGGCGCCAGCCGGACTACGAGCAACCCACGCTGGCACGTCGAGGCACATACCATAATCCATTAGTGCATCCATCCAAGCCAACACTTGTGTACGCTTCTTCATTGCTTTAGGGCAGTTAGGATCTTTCCAATCACCTTCCCACTTGCCTTTACCAATTTGGAATCCGCCTGAATCTCCTAACACCCAGCTAGTTGCTCGATTGCGATTACGAAACATATCTTCACTTGGATCTGGTTTATTAAGATCTAAGTTAGCATGACCAGCACTATACAAGCAATGGTCATAATAAAATGCCGCATTGGGATCTAAATAGTTCATTGCTTCAATTCCCATAGGACCAAAGCTAGCCGGAATGCGGGCAGGGTCTACATACTGACTATGCCGTTGTTTACCTATATACGTGCTATAAAATCCTGACGTTGCTGGTAAAAAATACGCATAGTCGTTTTGACTTGCTGTTAGGTTTCTGTTCATTACTTGCTTTGTGCTGGAAGAATGTATTCGTATACTGAAATCCCGCTATCTACTACAATTTGTAGTGCGCCAGCATCTGCAATACGTATAGTCTTATCGCCTGCCAAGTTTAAAATGCTTTGTACTTGTGCAACAGGCCATGCCCATGTTTGACGCAATTTACCATCTACACCTGCTTGGAATACAAATGAACCAGCGTGTGAACTTGCATCACCGAAACTAAACACTAGACTACCATTGTCTGTGCTTACTTGGAATACTGGTTCTTCTGTGTGTGCGGCCGCTTGGAACTTTAATTTTTGAATACTAGCTACACTTGGTTCAAACTCGATATCCCACTTAGCACCTTTGAACTTAACAGTTTTCATTTTTTCAGCAATAACTTCACTGTTCATAAAACGATAATCGTTTTCAAAGTCGCCGGTGCTATTAGTAAAATGTAATCCTGTCGGAATAGTTTCTCCGTTGCGTTCTTGCTTAACAACCTTAATACTAGCACCTTCCTTGTATTCTGGACACTTCAAGTGAATGTCTAGTTTATTTAGGTTAGGCATACCAAATGTGCCTTCTAAATCATCAACCGGGTTGTGTGTTTTAGCGTTTAAAATAACTGAACGGTCTTCAGCCATTGATTCAATTGTTGTTTCTTTATCGCTGGCTGAAATCTTAACTAAAGGTAAAAATCCTAAGCTATGTGTATGCGATACTAAATCTTGTAAAAAGTCTTTCATATGATTCTCCATGTTTGTTTATTATATAGGTTTTTTAGACAATGTCAAGGATTTTTCCTAACCTTTTTGTTATACTTTATGGCCGATTCGACCAAAGTATGTGATTGATTCATTCGATCTGAATAGTGCATGAATGCATTTGTATCTTTGGGGAAACAAGCACCGCCAAATCCTCTACTACCATCTGGACCTGGAACCATCATATGGCTATTGCCTATACGAGTATCGTGAGTCAATACTTGTCTAACTAGGTCATAGTCTGCACCATTTTGTTTGCATAAATCGTAGATTTGATTAAAAAATGCAACCTTAATACTTAAAAAGCAATTAGTGGCATATTTTATCATACTAGCTTCTACAATACTAGTAGTAAAAAATATCTTACAGTCGGGCAACGATTCTTGGAACATTGTTTGCCATACACCTTCAGGCTCTAGTCCGCCAATGACCATATACTTTTGATTGGCAAAATCTTCGTTAGCACTTACAGCACGTAAGAATTCTGGACTGTAACAAATATCATGTTTAGGATATTGTTTTAAAATCTTTTCTAGATAATCTGGTGGCACAGTTGATTTAATTAGCACTGGTAAATGTATAGGTGTTTCATCTAGCACACTGGTAATTTGACTGATGTCGCAATCACCTAATTCTGTACTAGGAGTGCCTACACAAATTATAATAGCTTCCGCATAGGGAAAATCTTTTATCTTGTGTTCGCTGACTTTAGGATCAACAATATATAACATATTCTTTGAACCGATAGAGTTAGCAACTGCTTTGCCTACAAATCCGTAACCTGCAATTATTATATTCATATTAAAACTCAAATAAACTATTAAATGTATTTTTTTCTTCGGTGCTGGTAATATCCCATTTAAGCACACCGATTAAGTTCTCCAGTTTCTTATCAATGATGGTAGCTTCCATCTCAGCATGATCAAATGGTAAATCTTTGAACCACTGTGGTAACCTCAGTTCGTCTACTGGATAAGCGACTGATGTATAACCTAAAGGATTAGGTTTAAGTTTACAAACAATAACCTTAGCACCGTCTGTAATAGCCATAGAATACTTGTCACCGTACATGCGTTTTAAAGTATTCCAATTGATACTAGCACGTACATGTCCAGGCATATTAGCCTTACCTGCTTTGGCTTCTTTAGCTTGATAGTCAGTAATGTTATTGGCACGTTTAGGCGATCCTTTTTCCCATCCTGGTCTTGCTTTGAATTTGATACGGAATGCACTGATATGATCCAATACATCCTGTTCATCTTTACCCATCAAGACCATTTCAAGGACTTCACTTAAAAAGTCTTGAATAAATTCTGGAGTATCACTACGTTTTAGATCTAAGCCCATGGCTTTAATCTTGCCAGGTTTTCCATCTAAATCTGTACGCTTGCCTTCTTTATCATAGTAAAGAACAGCATAGCGTTTCTTAGTAATGAACAAACTCTTTGATCCAACAATCTCACGTCCTGCCTTAATAACTTCTCCACGTGTCTTTGGACAGTGGAAATAGTCTAGCATGAACTGTGGAAATGTTTGATTGACTTCGTCACCTATTTGGTCGTAGAGTTGGATGACTGTTTCTTTTGTCCAAGGGATACGTCCGGCTTCAATGTCCTTCTGTAAAGTGCGATAAGCACTAAAATAACAACTATCAGTGTCACCATATATAACTGCCTTTCCTATGTGATTATATTCGCCAGCAATGATTTCATTTACTTTACTCGCCATATGCTTGGCAATTTGTCTTCCGACGAGTGTGGTACTTTGTCCGATTCGCTTATCAAAAAAGCGACAGCCCGAATTAAGAATAGCGCCGTAAAGACTGTTAAGATTAATCTTCTTAACGAGTTGTCTTTTGTCCCAGTATTCTTCTTCAACTTTGTTTCCAGCATTTATAGCCTCCTTTAGTTTGGCCTGCATCTCTTTACGTTCTGCATACCAGCGTTTAAGTAGCCCTGGAATAATACCTTCTTTTTCATAGGTGAAGATAGTACCATTACTTGAAAGCATCCAAGGCTGATTGCTTTCAAATATAAGTCTGTAGACTTCTGCCGCACTTAGTACATCACTATCTCCGTTCTCCCAGTCAATAGTAATGTCTGTGCCAATTTCTTGTGCCATCACAGATTCATATTCGTCTGTGCCAAATTTACCTTCCCAAGCAGCCGCAAAGCTCTTGCCCTTGGCTATTTGTAGTTCAATGTATTCTTCGGTCTTAGTTTGACGTAACTGTCCAATAATAGTTTCTGGACCCATGTTAAGTGCTCTAATTGCACTAGGATACAAACTGTTAATGTCTAATGACCCAACCCAGTCTTGAATACCTTCCTTGGGATAAGCAACATAAGCACCAGCCGCACCTTCATTGTCTTCACGTTCACTCATCTTAGTACGGTTAGGAACTTGAAACCCTCTGCGATGTGCTTCGTTAATAATAGCCTGTTCTGTTACAGCCACAGCACCCATTGTGGTCTGTAGCAATACTGTATTTTCATGTGCCAGTGTATTGGTCAAGTCCATGAACTTGAGCTTTTTGTCTAGGTCATCAAGCAGTTTACAGTCATTAATGTTATATTCAACAAATGTTCTAAAATCATTGTTGTATAACTGATCGAGCGTACCTTCGTATTGTGTTTTACGTTTGCCTAATTCATATTCCGCAATAGCATCGAGTCTATAACTGTGGCGTTCTTCATACGTGTATTTGCGATACAGCTCGAGATAATCCAAATGTACACGACCAATATAATCATATGTTGTACTAGTACGACCATATTTTTCATATTCACGTTTCTTTGGCAGTTGATCAAGCAAACAGAAACGTCTAGTGTCTTCTTTGCTTAGTGCTTTAGTAACACGGTTAGTAGTATATGGAATATCAAAACCTTCTGAGTTCCAACCACTTAGAATATCTGCATCTTTGATTAGATCTAAGAACATGTCCAACAAATCTGCTTCGTTATCAAACAAATATGTGTTAGGAAAGTCTTTGACCATCTCTTTAGCTTCTTCCATCTTAAGACCTTTAGGTGGAATAGCCAAACAAACCATAGTTTCTAGCCATTGTAAGTAGACAGCAATCGCAGTAATTGGCATAAATGCATCGTCTGGACTAGCATAGCCACGCTCTGGATCAAAGTCTACCTCAATATCGAAAAATGCTACATTTAATTTAGGAGCATCTTGATTAATATAGTGTTCGCTTAGTGTAACAAAGATAGGATTGATGTCTGATTCAAACATTTCCTTGCCACTGTTAATGGCTTGTTCTTTGCGCAGTTCTTTTGTGTTTTTACAAACGATACGTGTGAGTGGATCACCGTAGATTGACGTAAATTTCCCTCTTGGGTCTTTTACATAGAATGTATGTTTAACTGGTATGTCGCGAAATTCGCGGTCACCTTTCTTATTGCGTTCAACTACTCGAACGATATCGTTCTCGCGGTCAAACCATGCGTCTACATAAGACATAAATTTTCTTCTCCATGCAATTTGAGGCTTGCAAATACCTTCATGCGGTTTATTGGCCCGCCGACCCTCTTATTATAACAAATTTAGATACGTTTTGTAATATCCAAAATTGCTTCAATCTCTTCCCAGTCCTCATTATAAGCCTGCCAATCGCCTTTGTGGGCAATTTTAATAGCACGATTAATAACACTTGGTTTGATTTGTAATTCTTCCGCAACTGCTTTTACAGTTTCTTTTAAGCCTTCTTGTAAGTCTTCAACTTCACGTAATACTGTAGAACCTTCGCTAATTAAACGTTCTAGCTTTGCCTTTTCTTCTGCACCGTATGAACGACCACCCATGTAAATCTCCTAGTAATATGCCTATTATATACTACTTATCTAGCAAGGTCAACTGCTATAAATTTTTATCTAACCAATTAATCTGTGCTAGAAGATGTATCGCCAGGGCGACCTGAACCTGTCAAAGGCCCATTGTTATATCTATCTTTGGCTTTTGATATTTGATCACTAGCAATGTTGATGCCTAATGTTGCTAAGAATTGACTGGCTATTTGGACTCCTACAGTAGCCCATTGAGATTTATCAAGTTTAGCAACAGATTTTGCCATTTCCCATAACCCATCTGATACAATTTTTTTAATACCACGTACTACGCTTACTGGATTTGGTAAAAAATGTAATAAAAAATTACCCACTTTTTCTAATATAGGAGCCATACGTACTAGTCTTGCGGCTAGATCTACTCCTACTACGGTACCAAGTGCGGCACCGTCGGATCCTAAAGTTGCTAATATATCTACAGTTAAAAACCCAGCATCTATCGCTAGGTCTTCGTAAGTATAAAGATCGCCTAGTGCAGGTATAACTGGGTCTTTCAATCTAGGCCAGTTACTAGACTCTTCAATGCGATCGAGCTTATTTAAAATTTCTCGAATCTGCATTTAGAATCCTTTCTTAACTATAGCACACTTAGGAACAACTTGTCCGTTTTTGTTCTGTACACCAACTTGTCGTTGGTTAGATTTGCAAGCACTAGAAGTTTTTTTTGGCTTCATTGCACGTTTTTGTGCATTAGCTTGTTTAATTGGATTAGCATCTTCTCCTAATCCTGTAGGGATATTGGCGCTTCTACGTCCACCGCCCTTTTTAATTTTTGATAATTCTTCTATACCATGACGAACTTCTTCGATATTCATAGATAGTTCTGGAAAATGTCTAGTAATACTTTCCCAAACTCTTAAATCATCGCTTTCGGCCATTTTTACTAAATCTTTAAGTTGAGCACGAGCTCGCATAATACGATGTTGAACCGTACCAGGATTACTCTTATGCCCGTAGATCATGCTGTTAGATGGTTCGTTCTTGTCAAAATCTAATGGAGCTTCGTCTACAACATAGTTTTGCATACCAGGACCAACTCCGCCTGTGAATCCCATACTATGTCCAGGAATTTCATTTTCCTTAACTTTCTTTTTCTTATTCTTCATTGCATTGCTTAACTGTTTAGTACCAGTATCAGCTTTATTAAACTCTTTAGCAACGCTAGATTTAATACCTAATTTTTTAGCAAACGCAGGATCGTGCGCGGCAGCGGCCATAGTACGTGCTTGTTTTTCACTAGTACTTTTTTCGCTAATTACACTTTCGCTTGGCACACAGTTAGGTACAGTACGACCGCCTTTCTTCTTAGTGCCTACAGGATGATAACCTTTCCAGCATGGATTGTCTGACTTAAGACTTTCGTCTGCTTGTTGGTCTTTCTTTTTAGCAATAGCAATAGCCGCTTGTTGTGCAGGATTGGCAGCTTCTTTCATCATTACACGTTCAGCAATTACGCTGGCATATTGATTGATTAGTTGACGCTTGTGTGCTCGTTCTTCTGCAACTGATTCTGCAAACTCTTCTTCAACCTTGTGAAAGTATTTGCCTAATGTACTGTGACGGCCAACAGGTTTTATAGTTTCTGGAGTTTGTTGATAATGTTGCATTGCCATTTGTACTGGCAAACTAACTTTGTGTGGATTAGCACCTTCGTTAAGAATGTCTACATTATTCTTATCAATAATGGCTAAAAATTTGTCTAAACTATTTTCTGACATTGGTTGCTGTCCAGGCATCTCTCTAGGCTCTGGAGGAGTCATTGTAGTATGTGAAGAATACATTTGAGTTTCTGTGTGCCCAGCTGGATCTTCTTGGGCAACATAATTACGAGCTTCTTCTTCAGAATCAAAATCTGCTACAATAATACCTTTTTCTACATTAGTAACAGTAAAACTAGGCGCCTCACCAGGCATTGCATATTCAGTTTTTGTAATATAAAATTTAGGAGCGGACGGTAATGATGCTTGATTAATATCTGCTTCGCTAACAACACGAAGAAACTTAGACATCTCACTTGCGCCTGCTACAGGCTTTGTAGCAACGCCATCCATCGCCTGTAGTATGCGCTTCATGTCCATGGAGTATTACCCCAATAAACGTTGTGTTAATGCACGGATTTGATCAACTTCGCGAGATTCAGCAACCATTGGTTTTTCAGAACGTGTTAAACGAGATAACTGTTCTTGCATACGTGTGAATTCTGTTGACTCTTTAACAGTTTCTTTTTTGGCACGTAGTTTAGCTAAATCGCTAGCTTCAATTTTACCATCATGATCTGCATCAATCTTTTCTTGCTTACCTGGCAAATCCTTAACGGCTTTCTTTTCAGCCATATACGCAGTAGTTTCTTTGATGTTCTTCCACATAGCGGCAGCGGCAATCTTTTCACCTTTTTCACCGCCACCAGCTTTCTTAGCTAGTTTAGCAAAACCTTTACCAGGCTTGCCAATGTCTTCACCTTTCTTAGCGGCTTTAACAGTAGCAGACTTCTTAGCGGCACTTAGACCTGCGCTAGGTTTAGCTTCGGAAACTTTCTTTGCTCTACCTGTAGGAGTAGTAGTCGTTGCATATTGATGTATTTGATCAATCTTTTTATGATTGCCTTTTTCAAGAGCGTCCTCTGCTCC